AGCGCCTCGGTCACGACGCTCTGAAACACGGGACGAACGTCGCCCGCCAGCTCGCCGCCGACGTACACCTCTCCTTTGGGTGTGATCGCCCAGCGCGGCGTGCGGAGCTCCAGCATGCGCTCGAAGATATCGGCGCGCAGCTTGTCGAATTGGGCCTTGATGGCGTCGGCAATCAGGTCGGCGATCTGCTCGTGTTCCTCGCGCGTCATGCTCATGCGGCCCTCCGTAGGCGTTGGCGCACGAGCTGGCGCAGCAGCGCGGCGTCAAGACTGTCCTGCGTGGGGTTGGGCTCGTCGCCTGGCGCGGGCGCTGGCGTCTCTGCTGGCGTTGGCGCGGGCGCGGCGGGCGTCTGGCCGCTCTGGCTGAGCGGCACGTACTGCATCTGGATGTGCGGCTCGTCGCCCCCGTCGACCGGGCCGAGGCCCTCTTGCGCGCGGACCTCATTGATGGTCTGCCACGCTGAGCTGAGCGCCGTCTGGTAGGCGGCATACCGGATGTCGATCTCGGCGCGCAGCAGTTGCGAGAGATCAAATTTCAGCTCGTACTCGACCGGGAATTCAAAGGCGCGGGAGAAGCGCTGCTCCAGGGCCGTGAGATGGGTCGATAGGCACCCCGAGAGATAGGCCCGCGCGAGCTGCTCGCTGTTGCGATACGTCGTCTTGCTGGTGTCGCCCAGCATGAACGGCGGCACGCGGAACACGCGCGCAACATCCTCAACGCTCCAGCGCAGCTGCTCGATGAGCTGCGCGTCCTGCGCGGTGATCGTCAGGGGCTCCCACTGCAGCCCCTCAGGCAGCACCGCCGTCTTTCCGTAGCGCTGGCCGGTGTAGTTGTTGTCCCAATCCTCCTTGAGCCGGTCGGCGGTGTCCTTGCTGATCTTGCCCGGCGCGGTGAGCACGCCCGACGGCCTGGAGCTGTTGCCGAAGAAGCTCTGCGAGTTGCGCAGAATGTGGAGCCCCACCGCGCTCGACGCGGCGGCGGCGAAAACCGGCGTGACGCCGATCAGCGGATAGGCGGGCAGCAGCGGCAGCTTGTGGTGGATGATGTCGCGCTCGGGGACCATGGCACCTGGACGAAGCCCCGCAAGCAGGTTCTCGCCGCAGCGATAGAAAACAGTGCCGCTCTCGGGCTCGATGAAGGGCCGCGTGGTGCGTGGATCGAGGACGTGCATCTCACTGACTTCGGCGCGCGCGTTGCGACGCACGAAGGCGTAACCGTTGCCCTGCAACAGCGCGCTCAGCATGTAGAGCTGCATGAAGTCGGCGGCAGTCTGGTACTCGTTGGGCTCGCGCATTAGCTGCGCGTAGTAGTCGCGGCGCTGCAGCTCGCGCGCGCCGGTCTGGATGTTCACCCGGAACACCTGCAGCGGCAGCTTGCCGATGTCGCCGCTGATGATCGTCGTGCAGGCGTATACCGCCGAAAAGGCGATCAGCTCGGGCGACGCCATGCCCGCGTTGAGGTTCATCTGCCACGAACCGGGCGGGCCGCGATCACCGTTGCCCACCGGCGGCCAGTACCAGCGCACGCCGCCGCCGCCACCCGAAGGAACGAGAGCTCGCCACGCCGCGCGGCTCGCAGCGCCGAGACGAGACAGGATCGACGGCGACGCCGGGACAGCGAGCTGATCAGACATCGCGCGCGCTCCCCGACGTGAAAGTGTTGACCAGCTTGGCTTTTTGCCTGCGACAATCCGCGGCTCACCGACGCCGACAGGTCGGGCGGCCCCGCTATGCTGGCAGTACGTTTAGCCATTCCGTCTAAACACAACTGACAGAGGACTGATAGATGACCGCCACGACCAAGACCGCCGCCGCCAAGAGCGCCAAGCCCAAGGCCGCTGCCAAGACTGCAAAGCCGAAGGCGAAGCCCGAGACGAAAAAGCCCGCCGCAGTGCCGGCAGCGGCAGCGGCGAAGCCCGAGCCGACGAAGAAGCCCGACGCGCGCCCGGCGAAACCGCTCGCCCTGCACGTCGTCGAGCTGATCGCGCTGCTCAAGACGAAGAACGGCGCGACCAACGAGGAGGCCGCGAAGGCGATCAAAGGTTTCAAGACGGCGCGCGAGGTGCGCGCAGCGATCCGCGACAAGGTTCGCAAACTGCACAGCGTGACGAAAGAGCACGACCGCGAGCGCGCCGGCGTCGTCTTTCGCATCAAGTAGCGCCCTTGCGCCTTCCTACAGACCCCGCTTCGGCGGGGTCTTTTTTGGGCTTGCTGTCAGTTGCGCGCGCATGTCGCGCCGATTGTATTCGCCGCGCGCGGACGTGGGCTGCTCGTCGGGCCGTAGCTCGCGCGCCCGATTGAGCGAGACGAGATCGCGGGCGCCCTGCACTGTCGAGTGATACCGATCGCCCGCACGCACGATCTCGCGCGTCTGCGGGTCGATGAATTGCACGAGCGCGACGACCTCGCCCATGGGCTCAGCCTTGGGATCGGACATCGATGTCACCGTGGTGAGAAGAAGGCCGGGGATGAAGCCCCGGCCCGACATGACGAGACGCGCTGAAGCGCTCGCCTCTTAGGACCCGGGAGCGCGACTGTGGCCCCGCTCGCGATGCTGCTAGGGCTGCGGCTCGGGCATAGTGAAGCCCGCAGGCGTAATGCCCGTCCCGACCGCAACGCAGCCTACATGGCGCTTTGTCCAGTACTGGTACTGCTCCGCCTTGATGCCGAGCATGTTCTGCTGCCACAGCGACACCACCGGGTTGGGCGGGGTGGCGGGCGCGCTGTCGAGCTGCAGCGAAGCCTCTTGGCTGGCCTCGATGTCGACCACCGGGTCGCTCGCGTACAGCACCTGCGAGCACTCAACGAGGATCACGATCGAGACCGGGATCGAGTTACTCTCGATCACCGGGTAGCCCTTGAGGTTGCCAATCTGCATCTCGGGGAATGCGTAGACCTCCTGCACCGTACGCATGTTACCGAGAGCAATGCGAGTGGTCGGGTTCATCAGCCAGCGCGGCGAGGTGAACGGCATGTTGGCCGCAGCCAGCTGACCGATCATCGTCGTCAGCGCGGAGTTGATGTCCGCCACCGTGCCCGACGCCGCCACGACGGGCGCGACACCGTTCGTGATTGACGCCGGGTGCAGGTTCGCCGAAACAGCCACCGCTGGATCGGTGAATTGCTGGTCGGCAAACTGCGCGATCGCCGCTACCAGGTCGTCACGCACGAGGAGCTCGGCGCTGGGATCGGAGAAGCGCGCGAGCTCGTCCGTGATCACCACGATGACCGCCATCTTGGTGAACGGGATCGGCAGGCGGCCGAAGGTGAGCTGACTGACCGGCTTGCTCTGCCCTTCTCCGACCCAGCCGACCGACGCACTCCCCGTCTGTCGCGGGATCGAGACGTTGAATGGCACGGGCCGCAGCGGCAGCTTGCCGAGGATGGTCGCGGGCCGTAGGAACTCGATGAATTCACTGGCGAGGTTCTGCGCATATACCAGCGGACCTGCCCAGGCCGGATCGGTGGTCGTGCCTGCCGCCACGGCGGCGCGATAGACCTCGCCCGGCAACTCACCAGAGCGCGCGATCTGCTGCAGGATGATCTGCACCTCGGGCGTCTGATCCTTCCACCGCGCGGCGAATTCGGCGGCCATCGCCATGTTGCCCTTGGTTCGACCGACCGCGAGCGCGAGGCGGACGAAGCCCTGCCCCTTGAAGGGCTTGTACGGCTTGACCTCGACGGCCGGCGGCGTTGGTCCCGGTGCGGGCGCGGGCAGCGCTCGACCGGCGAGCTGCTTCTCGGCTTCGCACAGGCGGTCAAGCTGGGCATCGATATCGCGCACCTCACCTTGATCCTTGTCGAAAGCCTTTTGCTCGTCCTCGCTGAAAAGGCGGTTGTCGTTGGCCGCCGTATCGCTCAACACCTGCATGGCGTCGAGATGGGCGTTCCGCTTCTTCTGGAGCGCCTCGATCTGCTTGCGAATAGACATGACTACGCTCCCCGTTCGGGGGTGGGGGCCGCCTGATGCCTGCCGAGGCGGGAAAGAGTGATGGTGCGGGTGCGCGCTGCGGCTGCGACGCGGGCGGCAGCCCCGTCGTCGAACAGGCAGCGCATTTCCTCGCCTGATAGGGCGAAGCTCTTGGCGAGCTGCAGCGCGTTCGGGTTCGCGGGAACCGTGACGACGCTCAGCTCCAGCAGCTCTTGGGCGATGAATTCAAAGCCGGTGAGATGCTTGTCGGCATCGAAGATCGGGTTGGGCGCGGCGAGCGGCAGGAAGCCGACCGATGCGGCCTGGACGAAGCCCTGATTGACCATCGCCCACACCGTGTCGGCGAAGGTCGACATGCCCTCGGGCGTGAATTCGACATGCGCGATCAGGCGCGTGCCTTCGACCGCGATGGGCTCGACCTTGCCAACCGGCAGCGAGTCCGACTGATGGCCGAACAGCAGCACCGGGTTTTTGCGGTAGTTGGCGAGCTGCCAGCCGCTGGCGCGGATGATGTCGCCATAACGGTCGACCGTCTCGTCGCTGGCGACGAAGCGGGCACGGCGGGCGCCGCTATCGTCGCTGGCGCGCTCGAGAATTGCGGCGCGCGTCTGCATCACGCCGACTTGCGGCGCGGTACGGGTGGCGGGCATTACCCCTCCTTCGTCAGATTGTTGAAGGCACCGCGCGCCTATCGACGCTTGCGCTTCGATGCACCCAACGTGGGCGGTTTGCTCGACCGGACCGGCTTGGCCTTGCCCGACCGCGGCGTGGTCGGCTTAGCGCTGGCGCGCTTCACGATCTGCTCGCTTGTCATCGCTGAGCCGAGACCAAGGCCAGCTGTTAGTCGCGATGATTTGATCGTCATGTTGTGACCTTTTTGGCCGCAGTCGAGATATGCGTTTCTGCTCGGTTTAAACGAGTTGTTGAAACTTTTGTCTGGTCAGATTGTTTAAACGCTTGCGTTGCAGTGTCAGTGCTCTGTAACTTCCGGTCATCGGAAGTGCGGGAGTGCAACCCGCCAATGTAACCGCTGGTGGAGGAAGGCGGCGACATCAACAGAAAGCTGCGAGGCGCAAGATGACTATGCAGGCGTTGCTTGGCGTAGCGCGGAGGCGTCACCGTCTCTCCGAACAGGACGGGGGTTCCATGCCGTTCTTCCGGGTTGCGCAACACCACGAGGCGTTCGTCCGTATGCTGATGGGGCTTGGCATGTCACTCGCTGCCGTCCCCGTGCGACAGTTCGGCAGACAGCGGCTCTATCTGGGCGTGCGCTGCCTCAATTCGGTCCAGGCCAAGCGACATACGGTCGAGATCGTACGCGAGCTTTTGATCGCACAACCGGAGCTCCTGCCCGGCCTCGATCTCGGCACCTGGAAGGCGCGTCGCTTGAGCAATCGGCTGTGCTTGTTCTGGACCGGCATCGAGGTCGAGAAGGTGATGCTGCACTAAACAAAGAACACGTCGGGCTCACCGCGCTGCGTAACGGTCATGCGCCGACCGAGGGCCATGATCAGCGCGGTGATCCCGTCGATGCGGCCGGTGCTGTGGGCCTTGTTCGGCATCTCGTTGAGGTTCTTGTCGCGCTGCACCTTGAGATTGGACGCCATGACCGTCAGCACGGGGTTGTCGCCGTGGTCGAGCTTGCGGTCGGCGATTAGGGCCTGCAACTCCTTCGTGGGCGCTGTGTAGCTCCGCATCCCCTGCACGAATTCGACCGCCTCGACGCCTGCCTCGTTCAGCTCGACCGCGAGCTGCGTGGCGTTCCACGGGTCGTAGGCCATGGACTCGATCTCGCAGCGCTTGGCGTCGGCGATGATCGCCGCCTTGATCTCGGCATGGTCGATGACGTTGCCGGGGGTCGCCTCTATCCATCCTTCCTCGACCCAGCGGCGATAAGGCCTGCGATCACGGTCGGCGCGCTCCTCGATGGTGTCGGCGGGCATCCAGAACCGGCAGGCGATCCGCATGATGCCGCCCTCTTCGGGCTCGTAGAGCCGCACGAAGGCGCTGATGTCGATCTTGCTCGACAGGTCGAGCCCGGCAAAGCAACGGCGCCTGTCGAGCTTGTCCGGATCGAACCATCCCCGCGAATTCTTCACCCATTGCGCCATGTCGATGACGCGATCCATGGCCGAGCTGCGCACGTTGAGCCGCAGTCGCTTGAAGGCGACCAGCGCACCGGCGCTCTTGGCCGCCTTGCGCGCCTGCCGTTCGAGATCGTCGAGCTTGACCGAGATCCCAAGGTTGGGATTGGCCTTCGCCCAGGCGACCGGGTCGTCCCACCGGTCGCCCTTGTCGATGGTCGAGATGAACGCGAACACGTTGTCATCCTCGACCGCGCCCTCCAGCACCTTGATGGCGTAGTCGTTCTCCGCCGTGTAGACACTCTCCGGGTCGTCATCGCCCGCCGTGGTGATGATCCACAAGAGCGGCTGACGGCGCGAGCCCAGCGCGGTGTCGAGCACGTCGAGCAGCGCCCGCGTCTTGTGGCGGTGCAGCTCGTCGACCAGCACGCAATGAGGATTGAGGCCGTCGAGGGTGCGGTCGTCGCTGCTCAGTGGCTCGAATTTCGAGGCGGTGGCGTCGATGCTGAGGTTGAGCTTGTAGCGTGCAATCGTCGCGGCCAGGTCGGGCGAGCTGGCGACCATGCGCTTGGCTTCGTCGAAGATGATGCGCGCCTGATCGCGCTTGGTCGCGGCCGCGTAGATTTCCGCGCCGGGCTCGCCGTCGCAAGCCAGCATGTCGAGCCCGACGCCCGCCAGCTTGGTGCTCTTGCCGTTCTTTCGCGGCAGCTCCTCGTAGACGTAGCGGAAGCGGCGTGTGCCATCGGCGCGCTTCCAGCCGAACACCGAGCCGATCACAAATTTCTGCCACGGCGACAGTTCGACGGGCTGGCGTGCCCATTCGCCTTTCGAGTGCCGCAGGAACGTCGAATAGAACGCTATTCGGTGCTGCGCGGCGGGCACATCGAACACCAGCCCCCGCCGCTTGCCCCTGGCGAGATCGCACACATGCCGCTGACAGGAGAGCTTGACGTAGTGGCAGGCGATGATCTCGCCCGCGATCACGGCGCGGGCATAGGCGGTTGTCTCGTCAGTTGAGCTTGTCGGGCTTGCGGTCGAGATACGCCGCGAGCCGCGCGTTGTTCCGCGGCTGGCCGAGGCTCGGGACATGGGGGGCAAACTCCGGTGCCATGCGACCCAGGCCCGCGCGAGCGGCGGGGCTGAACCCGAGCTCCGACGCGCAGCGCAGCATGATATGGGCCTGCCGGTTCATCACGCCGAGGTAGGGATTGGGCATCACGCCGCCGTCGCGCGTGCTAACGACTTGCCCCAACTCACGCACCTTGAGGCAGGCGCGGGCATGCTCGACCGCCGCGACCACCCAGACCACCAGCACCTCACGGTCCGTCCCGGTCAGCAGTCCGGGCGGGGCATGCTCGGCGCTGTAATGCCACTGCTCGCGCTGCTGATCGTCGAACCACGCAGGCGGTGCCCAGATGTCGCCTACGCCTTCGGGCTCGCTGACTTCGATCGGGCGCCTGCCGGGCTTGCCGTGCAGCTTGTGCAGAGCGACAGGAATTGCTTTCTTGGTGCGCATGACGACCACGCCGCTCTGGGTGCCGTTGAAAGGCAAGCACTTCGATGCCTTCGCCGATGGCTCCAAGACCACCGAATATCGCCGCCTGGGCGGACCGCTCGGTCAGCTCAAGCGCCTGCCGGTCGGGCGACCCGTCACGCTGTCCCGCGGCTACTCAGGGCCACGCCTGCACATGGTGATCAAGGCGGTCTCGGTCGTCTCTGCGCGAAGCGTACCGGGCTGCGCCGAACTGTACGGCCGCCGCGCGCATGTGGTCGCCATCGAGCTGGAGCCCGCGCCTAGGGATGGTCCGCCTTCGAGGATGAAGCGGACCTTCCGCGACGGCCCCGGAACATTGCCTCTCGACCCTAAGCGGACGTCGCACCTAGCCTGCCCAAGGCCTTAAGTGGAGTCCACCGCGGCACGCCATGGGAAATCAGGACTTTGGATTGATCAGCCGGCTGGTCGCCGTCAGTCGCGACGGTCTGTTTTGCCCGGGCTGTCGTCGCTGCATGCACAGACGCATCGGGCTGCCGTCGCCGAATAGGTCGACGATGCCCAGGGGCGGCCGGCTTCCTCACCTTGGTGGACGCAACTCAAATAGGCCTCTACGCATCAGAGAGCACACGTTCCTCAACTAGCGTTCCGATCAGGCGCACCAGCTCTTGCTTCTCCGGGCCTTGGCCGCCCCGGCTCAGAAAAGCTGCGAGCTCGATATCGGAAACCTTGCCGCCTGAAGCGAGATTGGGTTCGTGTCTGACAAATACTCGGCCAACCGCAGGATCATAGGCGAGACACCAACGGTCGCCGTTGGCGCTGTGGTACAGCTCTCTGGTCTGAACACTCATGTGGATTGCTCCGTAAGGCTATTGGTCGTGGACCCAAGAGCGTTGCAAGATGTCGGAATGGGGATATCGGGCGATAGCTACCCATAACGACTCAACGTCCTGGCCCCTGCGGGGCTCCCGCCATGCTTAAGGCGTGTCACGAGGCGGCGAGCGTCTGCAACGCTCGCGGCCTCTCGAAATTCAGGGACACCGCCAAGACGATCCGGCAAAAACTAACGACTGTTGTAGTAGCCGCCCCGTTCCTGATAGGAGCCGCCATCGCTCGGTCCCCGTCGGGACTGGCGGGCCTCGTCCTGGCGACCGCGCTGGTATCCTCGTTCGTAGGCCTGTTGCACGGCGTTGTCGCGGTCCTGATTGCCGGTCAGGAGCCCGCCTAAAACCTGCTTCATGTCCTGCGCTTGCGCCGAGGGTACGGCAGGAGTGGCGAACGTCAGGCCGATAAGTGCGGCCAAAAGTGTGCGTTGAATGATCCGCATGAGTCGCTCCTCTCGATGTGGATGCGCTTGTTCACATGCAATGTGCAGGGCTTTTGGAAGGTTGCCTGACTCACGGGTGTGAATGATGCTCGGGTACTCATTGCGGTGGAACCGGCAAAGTATTTGGAGCGAAGCCGCACTGAGGCCCTGAGCGGGAACCGGGTCGTCACCTGTAATAGCGCCCAACATCGGCGCCCCGAGAACATATAGACAGGAACATACAGGACAAGCGCGAAGTGGCCGCCCGTGCCCGTCGCCTCGCATCTAGCGTGAGCGATGACGACGCCCGCTGGCGCATATTGAAATATGCGACGGACCTGGAGACGCAGGCCGACAAGTTGGAAGGCGCAAGCCCACAACGCCTCAGTGAATGAGGATAGAGTTCGGCACGGTGGGAGCCAAAGCGGATATTGCTTAGTCCTACATCGGTAGCGCCTGTTTAGAGTACACGGCCCCTAGGGCCACGAGCGCGTCGTTCGGATCGTCCGCCTCGCCGCAGTAGGAAAACACCCCGCAGGGACGCCCACCCATAGGCGCGTTGCCCGTCTCACCCGGCCTCGAGGAGAAGCGGCCGGGCTTCTTCTCCAGCTTCCAGCGTGGCGATCGATCAAAGGACCGGATTAGCGCCGGGTGCGCCGGGTAGGTCCGCAGCTCGAAGCCCTGCGCGGCGTAGATCGCCCCGAGCTGGTCAACGAGGATCAGCGCCAGCCCCAGCCCCTGCCAGTCGGGCAGCGTCACGAGCCGGGACACGCCCTTGATGCGGGTCGGGCGGTTGGTCGGCCGGTGAAGCACGCCGGCGAAGCTCACGGGCTCGTCGCCGACGAACAGGCACCAGCAGCGCGCGGCCGGGTTTAGCTCGGCGGTCAGATAGTGAAACGGCGCGAATAGTTGCCACGCGCGATATTCGACAGGCCGAAGCTCGACATCGAGGGGCGGCCGTCGCCGAAGTTCCCTCCATGTGAACGCCATCGAGGCGGGCTCAAGCGTCCAGTCCGGCTGCAGCCACTCGATGATGTCGAGATGGCAGCTGGCCGCGACGAAGCGCTTGCCGCTGCGGCGGATCGCCTTCTGCACCGCGTGCGCCCCGATCTTCGCCACCTGGCGGTCGACCACCGACGTGAATTCGTCGACGACGACGACCCCGGGGGGTTCGAGCAGCCGCCGCGCCAGCTCGACTCGGAACCGCTCGCCGACCGACAGCACGGCGTAGGGCCGCAGCCACGCCGGGATGGTGTTGAAGCCGACCGCCTGGCAGGCGTCCGCGATATCTTTCATGCTGAGCGCGCGGCTGAAATCCTCGATCACTGACGCGCCGCCCCATTCGAGCGCCGCGGGCGCGCCGAACAGGCTCCGCAGGATCGTCGACTTGCCGCAGCCCGAGGGGCCGACGATCAGGCCGACATTCCAATCGCGCCCCTCCAGCGGCACGTCGCCATGCCATTCAAGCTCGCTCTGCTCGACGGCGGGCACGTCGAACAGCGCCTCCAGCTGGCGAGCGCGCGGCGTGCGCTCGATGGGCGCGCGGACTACGAGATCAACGCGCGGCATTTCAGGCCCTCGCCATCGAAGCGCTCGATCAGCTCGGTCTGGTGCGCCTCGTCGCGGCAGTCGACGATCACGCGGTAAGCGAGCCCGTCGCCGAGCTGCTGCTCGCTGCCGTGCTTGTCGGGCGCGGCACGCTTGAGCGCGGCGGCGACGTCCTTGTCGGTGAAGCCCATTGCGGCGAGGTCGTCACCGATGGGGTTGAGCGCGCCGATCTCCAACGCCAGCAGCGCGCTGTCCCACGTCGACTTTTCGCCAAGCCGGTTGTCGGCGATCAGGTAGGCCCGCTTCTGCTCGTCGGTCCAGCCGTGCGCCACCACCACTGGCACGGTCGGTAGTCGGCACTCGATGGCGGCAAGCGTCGTCGCGTGCCCGGCGAGGATCGTGTCGTCATCGTCGACGAGGATCGGCTTGGTGATGCCGAAGCGGCGCAAGGACGCGGCCAGTTGCTTGAGCTGCACCTCGGGGTGGAAGCGCGAATTCTTCGGGTGTGGCTTGAGCTGTCGCGGGTCGCGTTGCTCGACATTGAGCGCCGTCATGTCGAGTGTGTGGTCCGCTTTGCGCGCGGTTCTCGTGTCCATGACCGTCTCCCGACTTCACAAAGCCGCTCGAAAGCCTGAAGATGAGCGATGCCGAGACGAGCAGCACCGAAAGGCCCAGGCCATCCGCCGCCGATAAGAGCGGAGGTGGTCGGGAGGCCGAACGACATGCCGACCCCTAGATTCGGAACTAACGACATGACGCGGAAGGTGAAAGTGGAGACGGCTAGACGACTTGCCCAGTCTCAGCAGACATTGCTGAGGACTAAACCTGCACGTCGATCTTCCTGAACAGGTGCAGTGGCTTGCTAAGCGGCCCGGAGACCCATTTGTCGTGGTTCGGCATCGCGCTCAACAGCGCCAACTGAAAGAAGCACCAGTCGCCGCCCACGGGCAGTCCGCCCGGTCGTCCACCACCATACTGAAAGCCCAGCACGGCCTGGGCACCTTGGCGATCTTCACCGAGCGCGTGCGGACTGAAATAGCGGATGTAGTCGTCGTACTTGCCGGTCAGAGACTGCTTGCGCTCGATCGCGGTCCTAATGATTGCATAGGGCATTCGGCCCACCTTCGCGGGCCCTGACGCTAGCACCAGAGGCTGCCTGCAGGAAGGGACGGCGACAGTTGGCGAGCTGGACGCGGGGCCTTCGGGCGGGCGCTGGCAGATGCCGATGGGGCTTCGATGCCGTTCTGAAGCGGTGCCGAGAAGCCTCGCCTAAGCCATTTCCGACGCGCCGAGTGCTTCCCCGAGCCTTCGGGGCCCGCTGCCGGGGCGACGACGCAGCACTACCTGCTCGGCGCTAAGCAAGCCGACCAAGTCCCGCTTCTTGAGCGAGGCGAAGGCCCGGCTCACTGTCTCCACCTGCATGCCAAGGTAGTCGCCGATGTCCGAGCGGCTCATCGGCAGCGCGATCGGGTGCGTGGGTAGGCCTCGTTCCGAATAGGCTGCCTCCAGCCAATGCAGGAAGTGAAGAAGCCGCTCAGTCGCGCTGAGCTTGCCGACCGTTACCAAGTGTTCGGCCATGCGCTTAGCGGCGCATACCAACTCTTCGTCGATCGCTTTGCCAACATCAGGACAACCGATTCTCAACTTACGCAGATGGCTGGCGTCGATAGCGCAGGTCGTCGCCTCGGTAATGGCCTCGCAATCAAATAAGTGCCCGCCGCCGGACTGAAAAAAGCCACAGGTGTCGCCGGGAAGGAGGATGTCGACGATCTGCCGACGCCCTTTCGACAGCGCTATGGAGCGCGCAAGCATGCCGGAAACGACTCTGTGCACGCTGGCGACGGGTTTGCCAGCCGTGAAAAGCGTTTGATGTCGCGCCCACTTTCGTTCAGCACCAAGCTCGAAAAGCGTTGACCTATCCGCACGGGCAACGTTGAACGCGTTCGCTGGATGGATCGGATGCGTCGGTGCTGTACTCATGGGTTACCCTTTGAATACGCTCAGCAACGCTTAATCCATACTCCCATTCAGTCCCGTAGTTTGTTCGTTGGCATACAGTAGCAGGCACATAATCGCTGTGCAGACGCGCTGGGATAGCCGCCCTAGCGAATGCGAGCGAGTCAACCTGTTTTAGTGCGCTTGGTCGAGACCCACGCAGGCCACTCCTACTCGACGCCCGCAAGATCCTTGACCGGTGCCGTACGGAAAGCATTCCCCACCAAAAGATTTGCGCCCGGATTTGGCGAGCTGAGCGTGGGGGTTTCGGCGGCCAGCGGTTTAGCCGGTCCCTCCCCCCTGATAACGGATGGTCCTGTCCCCCGGCATCGGGCAGTAGTCGCGCCACCATGCGTCGACTGCAGCGTGGTGAAGATCCCGAACGGCATCGCGGCGAGGATCGGCATCGATTCGGGCGTGGCAGACCTCTGCGGGCGTAGCCAGGACGATGATGGACAGAGGCCGCAGCTTGATGCGCCACCACAGCCGCTTCTCCGGTGTCGGTTCGCCCACGATCAGCCACGCGCCACCCAGCTTGGCGTAGGCGGCACTGAGCTTGCCGAGCTCGCTGTTGCGGTGCCGGACCGCCTCGTCACGCCATGCCCGCCCAGGTTGGTAGACCGGCAGGCCCGACAAGGTGGCTTTGATGTCGTCGAGATCGAGCACCAGCTCGGTGAACGATGCCCGCTCGGAAACGTAGGTCGACTTGCCCGAGGCTGGGGGGCCGCACACGATCTGGAGCGCCACGCGCGAGGGCCTCAGCCAGTCTGGATAGAGCGCTGCGCGAGTCGAGACACGGAGGCCGCCTCGATCCTCACGCCGTCGTGCAAAGCCTTGATCGCGGGCGGTGCGCTGGGCGTGATGACGGTGGCAGTACGGGCGCAGGTTCGCGGGGTCGAGCCTGCGCTCGGGGTGGGCTCGCACATCCTCGAGGTGGTCTACATCGACGGTGGGCTCGCCACACCCTGGCACGGAGCAGAGCGGATGCTCGACGATGAACGCAGCGCGCAGCTCGCGCCACTCGCGATCATAGCCGCGCTGGGTCGACGATGGGCGCTCGGCATCCTTGATGCGCTGGCGCTCGCGTTCGTCGCGCGCTCGCTGATCGGGCGTCTTGGCGAATGCGGGTTGATGGAGGGCTGGGCGTGTCGGCATCGGTTCTGGACACAACTCAGGCTCCTGACCCTGTCAAAATCCTACGGCCTCTGTCAAGCGGATTTGGACAGATTGTTGAAACTTCCCGCACCGGCTGATCGAGGTCGTGACGCACCTTGGCCCAGAGATCGAGCGCACGCTCCAGGCGGCTGACGCGGTACGGGTCGTGGGGGTGGATGTAGGCGATCAGCTCGACGACGCCGAACGGCTTGACGCCCATTCGTTGCCAAAGCTCGGTCGCCCAGGCGAACCAGATCGCCGACAGGCGCTCGGCACGATTGCTCATGGCATCAGGCTCGTAGGCGCGCGGCAACATGAGGCGGTCGAGATCGGCTGAGCTGAGCCCAAGCCCTTGGGTCACTGCGTGCGCGGCGTCGACGATCTCCTCGGCGCACTGCAGCTGATCGGCGTCGATGCCACCGCCCTCTCGACCACGAGCCAGCAGGATTTCGAGCGGGTGTGGCCTAAGCTTGGCGAGCGTCTCCGGCGTCGCTCTTACCCGGTCGCCGCGGTTGACCGCGCGCCGGGCCTTGCGCGCCTTGCGCTTTCGGGCGTTCGCCATCGTGACCTCCTTCGCTGGCCTAAGTGGTCATCGGCTGTCGTGTGGTGTCGCGCGTGGGGAGCGCGCCAGCGCTCGCGCTCTCGCGCGCGCGGCATCAGTAATGCTCTTTATGACAGTAAGAATTGATGGTTGATGGTTAGCTTCACGACGTTTTATGCGTCCGCTCGCGCTAAGTGGTTGATGGCTCACAAAAGCCGCCCACGATCTCGACGAGATCGCCGGGAGATCGCCGAGAGATCGGCGGCAGATCGGGCGGAGATCGTCCGCGTTCTCGCCTTGTTCAGCTCCTGCTCACAGCGCCGGTTGGTAATCTGTCCACACGCCGGGATGATGCCGCTTGGGCCTTTTATCGGCTCGATCCGCAGAATTTTCCCCAACGCGAGCAAGCGACGGCGCACTGCCTTCCACGTCCGGACATCGCAGCCACAATTTCGAGCAATCCAAGCCGGATCGTCGTCGATCGGTCCGCCCTTGCTGTAGATCAGCGCGCAGACTGTCCAGTAACAGCCTTTCTCGACGACCGTCAGGCGCACCGTCGCCGCCAGCCATTCGTCGGGCGAGAAGTCGATGCGGCGAACCTTGATGGGGTCGGCGATCATTCGACCCAGCGCTCCCAATCCCGCGCGCTCGTCTCCAGCTGCAGGTCGGCCGCGGCCTCGTTGATCTGCTGCCACCACTGCTCGAGGCTGTCGGGCATCTCACCGAAGCGATCCTTGCGGCGCTGGCTGATCAGGGCGCACTTCCGCAGCAGCCAGCGCGGGCGGCGATCCTTGGGCTGGTCGTTGACCATGGACCGACAGCCGCTAACGCGGCTTGGGCGAAGCGACGGGAGGTCCCTCGCCTACCCTGTCGAGATGGTCGTAGGTCGCGAGCGCGACGGCGATCGCATCGGCCTGGTGGTCGTCCTCGACCAGGTGGCCGAGCTTCACCACGGCATTGATCATGTCGCGCTTGGCGGCCCGGCCCGTGCCGCAGACGCGCTTTTTCGCGGTCGGCACCGGTACTTCTACGCACCGCAGCCGAGCGCGGGTCGCCACAAGCTCGACGACGGTCGCCAGCCCGATGAGCAGGCGCACGATGTCGAGGCTGGAGCGCTGCTCGATGAAACCGGCGAAGGGCGTGATGGGAGCCTCGAACGCGACAACGTCCGGGGCGTGAACGGAGATCATGTCGTTGAGCCACTCCTCCAGGGCGACGAAGGAGCGGCCGTACTCAGCCTGCAGGAGGCTCTTTGGGGCGCGCCATGTGCCGAAGCGCACCCGCCCGCCTGGGCGCTCAAACAGCGCCCAGCCGATATTGGTCGAACAGTCCAGCCCGAGGACACGAGCCATCGCGCGCGCTGATCAGGCGGCGGGCCGGCCGCTGCGGAAGCTCTCGGTCGCCGCCTCGACGCCGCTGGTATGACCCTCGCCCCAGCGTACGAATTCCTCGCTGCCGGGCGGATGCGGGTTCTGGTCGGCGGGAGCGCCCTCCCGACCCGCCTGGCGCCCAGCCAGGTACGCGTTGACCGGCGGCGGGATGGTGATGTCGCGGAACAGCGGCAGCTCGCTGTCGACGATCTCCAGCACGCGGCCCACGTCCTTGAAGTGCAGCACCGCCTCGGCGTGGTCCCCCTCGTCCAGCTTGCGCGCCTCGCGCATGGCGTCCACCGGGCAGCCATCCGACTTCGCCGCCTTGTAGGCGTTCTGCAACGCGGAGCGCTTCTTCTTCGCCACCTCGTCGGCGGCCTTCGACGCCTTAAGCGCCGTCCCGATCTGCGCGTAATGGCGCTGGATCACCTCTGGGGGTACTTCGCCCGAGTTATGGCCGGGCCCGGGCTTCGCCCCGTTTGTCTTGCGCTTGCCGGCGCTTCGACGCTTTGCGCTTCGGCTGCGCTTTCCGCCTGCTCTTTCCGCCATTGCTTGCACTCCCATTGCCGTACTTGGCGGCGGGACTCGCCAGCCAACTCATGTCGAGCCGCTGCTGCTTTTCCATCACCTTGTTGAACACGGTAAGAAAGCGCAGCCGCTGCTCCGGCGAGACCCGGCCGCGCGTACGCCAGTTATGAATGTGCTGAGCCCTAAGGGGCTTAGATCGCGTCGACAGCTTGCGAGCAGTCGCCGTCAGGCCGCCCAAAGCAGTCACGAGCAGATCGATGGCCTTGAGGTCTCGCATAGGCGGACTTTCGCCAAATTGTCTAAACCGGCAACCGGCCAAACCGCAGTCCGGTGGATAAGTCAGCTCGATGAAAGGTCCATGGACCGCACCCCGCCAACAACATCTGGGTCGTTAAACGCACCGAGGACGCGCTGGAATACTCGCCGCGCTGGCAACACCCAATGACCTCCGGTAAGCTTCATAAACGAATCGTTTACATCCGTGGCGGGGTTCGGAAGTCGGGAAGTCGGAGGTGTGGCTTGTCGTCTAAGAAGATTACGAGGCGCCAGAAGGAGATCGCTGGTCGTCTACTGCTGCTCAGGGAACGCCTCTACGGGAACGCATCGGAGATGGCGCGCAGCGTCAAACTCACACCACAAGCTTGGTACAATTACGAGACCGGTCGACGGGCACTCGGCGTCGATATCGCCGCTATCGTCGTTGAGGAGCATGGCGTCGACTACAACTGGCTTTATGGTGGCGATCCCAGCACGCTGAAGCCGAAGATCAAGCGACTGCTCCTCGTCGGCGATCCAAAGCAGCTGCGACCCGAGGTGCGCGGGACTAAGCCGCGCCGCAAGAGCACGCGTCGCCCCGCTCCCAAAACGACGACGAACCAGGATCCGAACGGAGCGAGCGCGGACTAGCACGCAAAAGTAGAGCCGCTCGTTTATCATCGCGGAACCTCCTTAAACAAATGGCTAAGTTCCCATTGCTACTGGTGGTGTTTAGCCAATCTGTCTAAATTTTTGTTGCGACCTCGTTTGCCGCTGAGTCAGTCTCCGGCGCATCGCTTGCGCTTGGAGACTTCGCTCGATGGACACCACGCAGCTCGATATCGCCCAACACCTTTCTCCGGCTCGCTCTCCGAACGTTCGTCCCGACATCCCCTTGCCCGGGTTCTACGCGATGCGGCTGGTCAAGGGCGGGATCGAGGTCCCCGTCATGATTTGGCACGGTTGCCCTGTCATCGAGGGGGAGCGGCAGGATCGTTGGCCCCGCTGGTGCGTCGCCATCGATGGCAAGAGCTGCCGCTTGGACAAGGATCAGCAGTGCCGCGTGCCGCTGGACGTGTTCGAGGCCTGGCCGGCTTGCTCGGGGCATCGCATCCAAGCTCGCGAGTATGCCTTCCTGCGCCGCCGGACGAAGTGGGCGCGCGCCTATGCGCCCAACCATCCCGCCGCCAACCCGCGAGAGCGCATCGATCTGCGCGCGCTGCCGCCCCGGTTCTGATCATGAGCAGCGCCCCCGGCCTCGGTCACAATCAGCCGCCTCCCGATCCGATCGGCCGCGCCCGCGAATTGGTCGCGACTGCGAACCGTTGGATCACCGAGCGCTCCGAGATCGTCGACAACGAGATGGCAGGCGTAGCGCAGGACTTCCTGAGGCAGCTGCGCGCCAACCGCGATGACCTCGAAGCGTCCATGAAGGCCGAGCGCAAGCCGCTCGACGACGCTGTCGCCGCGATCCGCGTCAAGTATCGCGACCCGCTGGAGCTGGTCGGCATCGCCCTCACCAAGATGCGGGAGAAGCTCGCCCCGTGGCTCAAGCGCCAGCAGGATCGCCTCGACGCCGAAGCGGCCGAGCGTGGGCGCGTGGCCGCCGACGCCGCCGCCCAGGCCGACGCTGCCCGCAGGACTGCACAGCAGACCGGCACCGTCGAGGCCGAGCTCAACGCCCAGCGCGCAGCCCAGCAGCTCGAGGAGG